TGCTGCTAATAAGTTATCACTGCTTAATACCCCTGTGCCTAAATTTGCATAAGTGTCAGTTCCAATCATATGTGCGTCACTAAAAAACGGCTTTTCGTCATAGCATTTATTAGTCCCAGCATCTTTTAAAATATCAGCTATTAGTTTTGCACCAAATTTTTTAGCATTAAATGCCATTTGTTGTATAGCTGGTTTATATAAACCTACCTTGTCATACTCTAAGTGGTTATTAGGAACTGTTACAGTTGCTTCAAAAGGCTGGTTTTCTAAGGTATATCCATAGTCTTTAAACTTTTTGATATCTCTATCTCCAACCCACTCTTTCATCATCGGAAAATTTCCAAGCCAAACATATTTTTCACTTAAATTATTGCTATTTACTCTCATAGCTAAAATATCAGCTTCGCTTTTAACATCATTAAATGTTTTTTGAAATATAGCTTTAAAGCCGATTGCTGTTTCTTCGAAATGTGCCATTATTTTGCTCCTTTGTATTCATCAAAACTAAGTCCAAGCATTAAAGCGACCTTTTTTTCATCATCACTTAAATCAGACTTTGAGTTTGTTTCTAAGTTTTTCTTACCAAAAAACGAACTTATGCTTTTTAGGGTATTTTCCATGTTTTCAAGCCTTGAGTTTATCTCTTTGTTTTCATCGCTTTCATTTTTTATTTTTTTAAAATCTTTAAGGATGTTTTCGATTTTTAAAACTCTTGAGTTTAGCTCTTTTGAGCTATCATCTGCATTATTGCTTTCATCAGCCTTACCATTTTCATCAGTCTTATTGGCATCTTTTTTAAAACCCTCAAGTTCTTTGTTTAAAGATGTGATTGTTTCTTCAAGTTTTTTAACTTTTTCATTAAGAGCATCAAGCTCACTATTTTTTTCTTTTTCCACTTTGTCTCCTTTACTGTTTAATGCGTTATTTAATACATTTGGCTTATTAACAAGTCCCACACTTTCAATCGATAAAACATCCCTGCCACTTAGATCATAAACAGGGCTTAAATATCTGTAAATTTTGTCTTTAACTAACTCCATTCCTCTTTTATTAAGTTCAAGTTTTGCATAAATTCCATCATCTTTTGCTTCAAAACTATCCTTATCAAACCAGCCAACCGCACCTGCGAAACTATGGTTTTCATCTAAAACAATATCAACACCACTTTTTTTGATATTTTCTATTATTTTTTTGGCATCGATTTTAAATGTCCTTCCATCAGCTCCCTCAATCTCTCCAATAGGACTAACTTTTATAAGTTCGCCATTTTTGTAGTTAAGGCTTAAGATGTTCAAAAATCTCTCCTTTTAAAAAAACTGGCACAATTTTAGCTGTAAAATCTCTTTAAATCACTCTATATATGGGCTATCTAGAGTGAAAGAAAACTTTTTTAAAGGTAAAATGCAGATTCAATAAGTTTGAAAGTTTTTAAAGGGCTTTAAAAGACGTTTTAAGTGTGATTAATACTTTTGTATAAGTTTAAAAAGATTTTAAATCCTAAACGCCCTCTAAACGCCTTAAAATTCGTTTTTAAAACAAAGGGATAAAATTTGAATAATGAAAAATTAAGAAATATGTATATCAAAGGTTTTAGCATTTCTGATATCGCTACAACCTTTGGTATAACAAGACAAACTGTGTATAATAAAAAAGCTGATGATTTAAAAAACGGAATTGATTGGGACGCACTGGCATTAAACTCAAGTAGGAACAGAGCAAGTTTAAGTGAAAATGAGTTTATTTTAACCCTAATAAATAGCTATGAGTTAGCTTTTAATAAGATAAAAGAACTAAGCCCAAAAGACCAACTTGAAATTTTAAAAGAATATACAAATACCTACTACAAACTAAAAGCCCCTTTAAAAGTAGATGATAAAGCCAAGATTTTAGAAAGTATAAGCAAAGCAATTGAGATAATTGCTGATATTGCCAAAAAAGAAAATAATGAAGTTGTGATGAACTTTTTAGCCTCAAATGCTGATGAAATTTTAGCCAGGACATTAAAACAATGAATGAAATTGAGAGCTTAAGAGCCAAGCTAAAAAACCTTTATAAAATAACAGATCCTTTGCAAAAAAACCGTATTAAAAAAGCTACTAACTCTTTTAAAAATATGGTTGAAATATACTTTAATCATCATGTAAAATTCCCTGAAACTTCTAAATTTAGAAACTTTATCTATGATAACCATAAAGAGCTAATGAACAAAAACAGGCATATTATGCTTAAAGCTTATAGAGGTGCAGCTAAAACAACCTTAATAAGCCGTTTTTTTGTTCTTTATGAAATGGCTGTTTTAAATAAAAAAAGAAACACAGTAATTGTCTCATCTACCATAGACCTATCTAAAAAGACACTAGAGTTTATCAAAGACGAACTAGAAAATAACACATTGTTTATAAATGACTTTGGCATTTGTAAAGGTGCTAAATGGACTGATGAAGAGATAGTATTTTATGCAAATAAAAAAGCTTTTAAAATAAGTGTTTATGGCTCAGGTAAAAAGATAAGAGGTGAGAACTGGCGTGGGTTTAGACCAGATTTAATAATTTGCGATGATTTAGAAAACGATGAAAATGTTAAAACCAAAAGTCAAAGAGATAAGCTTTATGACTGGTTTGAAAAAGCTATTATGAAGCTACCTGCAAGAGATAATGAAAGCTATAACTTAATAACAATTGGCACAACACTTCATTATGATTGTTTATTAAACAGGCTTGAAAAAAGAGCTGATTTTAAAAGCTTTACTTTTCCTTTGGTGCTAGAGTTTCCACCTAATTTAGAGGAATTTAACCTTAGTGAGTTTATTTTAGATGATAGTTCGTTAAATAAAACTAAATTTATGCTTGAGTATAAAGCCAGTAAGGGTGCGTTTTTAAGTGAGTATCAACAACTTCCTTTAAGTAGTGATGAGCTTAGTTTTTCATCATATCAAACATTTGATGAGATGCCACTATGCGATGCTTATTATATAGGAATTGATCCAAGCCTTGGCAAATCAAAAGGGGATTATTTCAGTGTTGCAATTTTGGGCTTTTTAGGAGGTATGTTTTATGCAAAAGTTAAGATGACAAAGCTTCGTCCCGAGCTTATGGCTGAGCGAATTATAAGTGAAGCTGCTGCTATTTTAAGACTAAATCGCCCTTTAAAAATAGCCATTGAAACTGTAGCTTTTCAAGAGTTTTTTAAGGATTATTTAGAAAAAAGAGCAAGTGAACTTGGGATTTACTTGCCTATAATTTCTCTTAAAAACAGCGTGGCAAAAGAACTAAGAATCGATAGCCTAACACCACCAATTAATAATGGCGTGATTTTAATTGATAAATCTAGCACCACTTTTATAGATGAGCTTGATACTTATCCAAAATCCGCCCACGATGATGGGCTTGATAGCTTAGAGTTTGCATGGAGGATAGCAAGAACTCCAAATTTTGACTATGAAAAGGCAAATAAATTTATCGCCACTCAAAATAAAAAAAAGAGTTTTTTAAGAAAAATATTTGGCTAAGAGTTTTTAAATACTCCTAGCAGATTGTAAATAGTTTATATTAAATTTGGCGTGGCAAATGAGACATACTCCCTGTATGTCGCAATGCATACACGCTAAATTTAATATAAAATCTTACCGATATGGGGAGTTATTGATGAAAGAGTTTCTAAAACCAAAAAGAGAATTTATAAAAACCGATATGAGCTATTATACTGAACTTACCGCTAGTAGAGTAAGAGCTGCACTACTAACCAAAAATCAACAAGAGCTATTTCCTCTTTTTAATCTCTTAATTGATAAAGATACAAGCTTAGGCAGTGAGTGCGAAAAAAGGCTTAACTCAACTTTGAATAAATTCTTTACTCATAACCTAGGCGAGAGTGAAGATGAAAACATAGAAGAGATTATAAAAGCTAGTATTGAAGCTAGAANTTTGGGCTTTTTGGGAGGTAGGTTTTATGCAAAAGTTAAGATGACAAAGCTTCGTCCTGAGCTTATGGCTGAGCGAATTATAAGTGAAGCTGCTGCTATTTTAAGACTAAATCGCCCTTTAAAAATAGCCATTGAAACTGTAGCTTTTCAAGAGTTTTTTAAGGATTATTTAGAAAAAAGAGCAAGTGAACTTGGGATTTACTTGCCTATAATTTCTCTTAAAAACAGCGTGGCAAAAGAACTAAGAATCGATAGCCTAACACCACCAATTAATAATGGCGTGATTTTAATTAATAAATCTAGCACCACTTTTATAGATGAGCTTGATACTTATCCAAAATCAGCTCACGATGATGGGCTTGATAGCTTAGAGTTTGCATGGAGGATAGCAAGAACTCCAAATTTTGACTACGAAAAGGCAAATAAATTTATCGCCACTCAAAATAAAAAAAAGAGTTTTTTAAGAAAAATATTTGGCTAAGAGTTTTTAAATACTCCTAGCAGATTGTAAATAGTTTATATTAAATTTGGCGTGGCAAATGAGACATACTCCCTGTATGTCGCAATGCATACACGCTAAATTTAATATAAAATCTTACCGATATGGGGAGTTATTGATGAAAGAGTTTCTAAAACCAAAAAGAGAATTTATAAAAACCGATATGAGCTATTATACTGAACTTACCGCTAGTAGAGTAAGAGCTGCACTACTAACCAAAAATCAACAAGAGCTATTTCCTCTTTTTAATCTCTTAATTGATAAAGATACAAGCTTAGGCAGTGAGTGCGAAAAAAGGCTTAACTCAACTTTGAATAAATTCTTTACTCATAACCTAGGCGAGAGTGAAGATGAAAACATAGAAGAGATTATAAAAGCTAGTATTGAAGCTAGAATTACAGGTTTTTCACTAATGGAGCTATTTTTAGGAGATGATGGGGCTTTAAAGGTTAAAACTGTTGGAAGGGAGTTTATTGAGTTTAGGGACAATTTACCAACTTTAAAAATAGGCAAAAACCGCTTTATTGCCAAAGAGCCATTTTTTATAAGCATTACTTCAAATCCTGCTATGCTAAAAACTCTTTGGATAGCTTATGCTAAACAATATGTTTTAAGCCTTTATCTTAAATTTGCTGAGTTTTTAGGCGTTCCGCCGTTAATTGGTGGGGCTAATAGTAGCGATGAAAAAACACTTAAAGATATGAGTGAGGCATTTGAAAACCTAAGAAGTGGAAGTTATGCGATATTTGGCGTAAATGATACGATCAAAATCCTTGAAGGGCGTGGAAGCCAAGAAGACTTTATGGAGTTTATCCGTTACTGTGATGCTGAGATAGCAAAGTGTATAAATGGCTCAGTTCTTAGCTCAAACACAGCAGCTACTGGAAGTTACGCACAAGGTAAAATTCACGAAAATAACCGCTTTGAGATAATTGATGCTGATATTAAATTTGCCTCGCGTGAGGTTAAAAAGTTTTATAAACGCTTTGGTAAAAAAGTTGATTTAAATATCCAGTTTGAAAAAGATAAAAATCTACTTCAAAGGGCTCAAACCTTGCAAATTTTAAGCTCGCTTGGTTATGAGATGGATATAGATGATATGGCAAAAGAGTTTGATTTACCACTTCCAAAAGGTAAAACCACAAAAAGTTTAAATTATAAAATGCCATTAAAACCACTTGATAAATTTGATAGTTTTATGTCTAGTTCAAACTTTAAAAAGCCTTTAAAGGATATACAATCACGCATTAAAGAGAGTTTAAACACTTTATTAAAGGAGTGTGAGACTTACGAGGATGCTTTTGATAAATTATATGAAATTTATGATGATGTGGATATTGATATTTTAGAAACTGTTATGCAAAATGCCTTAGAAAATACTGAAATTTTAGGGCTTGGTGATGATTGATTTTTTTAAAAAACCTGATGAGTTGGTAGCTAGATTTAAGGCAAAAAACCCAGAAGCTCACTTTGACTACGATGAGATTAAGCATGATGCCCATAAAAGAGTTTTTACCATTGCTAAGATGATGAACTTAGATCTTTTAAAAGATATGCAAAGCTCACTAACTAAAGCATTTCATAACGGCGTTACATTTGATGAATGGAAAAAAGATATAATCCCACATCTTAAAAAAAGTGGCTGGTGGGGTGAGATAGAAGTAGATGATCCAAAAAGTGGTAAGCCAAAAAAAGTATTTGTTGGAGCGCGCCGTTTAAAGCGTATTTTTGATACAAACTTAAGGACAAGTTACGCTGGGGCTAAAAAGCAAAGCCTTGATGAAAGTAGTTTGGAGTATTACCGCTACACCGCTGTTTTAGATAGTCGCACTCGCCCAACTCACAGAGCAATGCATGGCATAATACTTCCAAAAGATCACCCTTTTTGGAAAAACAACTTCCCACCAAATGGCTGGGGCTGTAGATGCACTGTTAGGGGATATTCTAAAAAGCAGTTAGAAAGAAAGGGTTTAAAGCCATTTAGTGGAACTTTACCAAATGTCAGCCATGATGATTTTGGTTATGATATGAGTGTGCTAGACAGTGCTTTTAAACAAAAAGCTAAAAAAGTCTTAAATTTGATTCAAAACAAAGACTTAGAAACTGCCATAAAAGAATTTGATAAAAAAAGGGATCTTTATATTTGGCAAAAAGGACTTGATAATGCCATATATGAGCTTTTGATTAAAAAGAATTTAAAATCGCCTATTGATAGTTTTCAGCTAGGTGTTTTATCCAATTTTTTAATAAATAAAATAGCTAAAATTTTAAAAATTAATACTAAAACTAAACACATAATGGGTGATAAAAAGGGCATTTTACACATTAGACCAGAGCGAAAAGGTATTTATAATCAAGATTTAAGAATTGATGAAATAAGAAAAATTGTTAAAATTTTAAGCGATGAAAATACTCCTGTAAGCATTGATATAGATAAGAAAAATATAATATTTTGGTTTGATGATGAAAAAGATGCTAAAAAGATAAATAAAATAGTGGTTGATTTAAATTATAATTTAAAGAAATTTGGAGTTACAAATTATATGGTAACAATTGGCAAAGCTTTAAAGGCTGACGAGTTAGGAAAGAGTAGCTATATTAAAATAAGGTAGCGGTAGGACTTGCACCTACAATACCAACCTTATCCACTCGTTGGTGGGGGTTGCCAAATACTACATTATTGGCATCAACTACCTTATTTAATGGCATTATACTAAAAAGGATAAACTATGTCAATTAAAATAACAGGCATTGAAGATATTCAAAAAAGCCTTTTAAGCTTAGAGAAAAAAACCAAGAATTTAAAGCCTACTTTGAGGGCAATCGGTGAGATGGTGCGCTCTTGCATTGATGAGAGCTTTGAAAACGAAATTAGCCCATTTGGTGAGAAATGGAAGCCCATATCATCAAATACCGCATTTAGCTATGCAGGTGGCAAAACTAAAGCTTTTAAAAAAGGTGCTAAGTCCTTAAAAAGTGGCTTTTTAAAGCGTTATGGAGTTTATGGCGATAAAAGAATTTTGATAGAAAGTTCAAATTTAAAAGATAGCTGGGGTGTTAGAGCTAGTAATAAAAGCGTTGTGGTTGAGAGCTATGCAAAATCACGCGGTTTTCCATATGGCTTAACGCATCAGTTTGGCTCAGCTAAAAAGGGCATTCCTGCAAGACCTTTTTTACCAGTTGATAAAAACGGTAATTTAGAGCGAAATTTAAAAAATGATATTTTAGAAAAAATCGAAGATGATTTATTAAAAGGGGATTAAAATAATTAAACCAAATTTAAGCTAAACCGATAAAAGATTTTTATAGTTTTCTTTTTGAGACCACAAAATAGGCTTAATGCCATATTGATTTGTTGCTTGTGTGATATCATCTGGTACTGTAATATTACTATCATTTAAAATAATTATACTTTCACTATTTTTAACTCTATCATCTTGTAAGTCTAAAAATGAAAACAAAGAAGACTTTAAATTGTCTTTTTTAGGGTTATTAAGAAGTTTTATAAGTCTTTCTTTGCTTTTTTTTGATTTAGAGATTATAAAATCAAATTTATGATTTAAATGACTCTTACCCTCTAAACTAACAGATGAAATATATCTTGCATCTATACTATCTAAAAATCTTGCTACATCATCAAAGAAAAAGCTTGAAATTTTATTATTTGCTAAAACAAACATATCATTTACACTTATTAATGCTTGTAAAATATTATGTTGTTTAGAAGCAAAATTTGACACACTAGCCTCAACAAAAAGCTCATTATTTTCTCTTTGTATTCCAAAACCATTAAGAATTATTTCAAGTTCTTGTTGTCTTTTTTCTGTATTAAACTGCATACCTTTTAAAGCTAGACTATTTAAAGTATCGCTATCATCGCTAAGTTTTATTTTGTCGCCATTTATAAGGGCATATATAACTATATAATCATTACTACTATCCAAAAAAGGTGTAGTTATCTCATAGGTTTTTTTATCTATTTCCTCAATTTCAAAATTAGCGTGAATGTATTGTATGTATTTATTTATAAGAGAGTTTATATCTATCAAAACAAACTCCTTTTTATAAATTCAATTTCTTTGATGTTGCAAAACTCACAAAACTCTTTTGCCACATCCTCTAGCTCTCCTTTTCCTTTTAGCCCAAATTCGCTAATTGGAAAAGCCCATTTATCATTATAACCTTTTACAAAAAAATGTAAGTGTGAACACTCTTTTTCAAAAACAGCTCCTGAATACTTTTGCATAAGGCTACTAAGCTCTTTTGGAGATTTTTCTTTTATAAACTCTGGATTTTTATGCTTTGAGTAAATATCAAGCCTTAAAATAACATCGGTTTTATTATGTCTTAGTTGGCTTTTATTTCTTTTGATTTGAAGACCATACTTACTTATGTCAAAAAGAAGCGAAGCATCTATTTGGCTACTAACTAATTCTATTGTTCTATTTTGATTTGATTCACATATGCTTGGAATATCTACTTTAAAAATATCTTTTGGTGTTTTTAACGCATCTATAATTTTTTTAACTTGAAAATATTCCATTGTTTAAACTCGCTTTTTCGTATATTATATAGAAATTTTCTTGAAAATTTGTATAAATTTTACATTTATTTTAAAAGCGTTTAACTACCTTTTAAACTCTCTTTAATAATCTTTTCATATTCGATTAATTCATCATCTTTTACTTTTATTATCTCAATTGTGCTAAAAGTTCTACCACATTTTGGGCATTTTCTAAATCTTTCATTAACTAGCCCTTTAACAGTAGCGATGACATTTGTTTTTTCATTAGCACAATATGGACAAATCATCTTTATCTCCTTTTATCAAGGCAACTTGTTGTCCCTAAAAAAGCAAACACTAAAGCTATCATCATACGCCTTATTTCGTAAGCTTTATTACTTAAATCAATATCTAGCTTCATTTTTATTTCTTATAAAATTTACACATTTTTTCTAAGCCTGTGATAATACGTCTTGCATCATTTAAGCTTATTCTTTTAAGTTGGCTATCAAGTCTTATTAAAACTTTGATCTGTTTTGCTACAAAGACCATTAATTTTTCATCACTAAAATTAAGCCTATTTGCAAGGTGCTTTATGTAGGTATATTGTTTTTGAGTTATTTTTTTAGTTTTGTTCTTAGTCAAATTATTTACAATTTTAGAGTTTTTTACTAAATTTCTACCTAAAATATCAGGCTCACACTCCATAAACTCATCATTTATTAACATATCCAAAGCTTTATTAAGCTCATCTATAGATAAAAGAGCCGAACTACTTACACCGAATCTAACGTCTAGCCAACTCTCCCACGCATCAACTCTAACAAGTTCTTTATATTTGCTATTTGTGTGAATTCTAGCTAGTAAATTTTTTCTTAAAGCTCTTTGTTTCTCAGTCATTTTAGATCCTTTAGATACTCTTTAAAAGCCTTTATCAACAACTCTCTTTTATTAGAGTGTGATGCATTGTTTCCATAAAAAGTAAAGTTTCTAAAAACATTGTATAAATTTACCTGCTTTACACCTATTTTTTTAGCAAAGTATCCTGCCATTTCATATTCGTTTTTAAAATCATCAATTATCTTATAGTAAAGATTCCTTGCTAAATTTATCTCATTTTCTACTTTAAAAAATGCCTCATAATCCACAAAAAGTCTGCCATTAACTACCTTAAAACGCTCATAATTTTTATTTTTTTTATCGTAGTTTTTTAAAACATATAAAGCTCTTATGCTCACATCATAGGCACTTGCAAACTCATCAGCTTTTATTAGCATTTCCTATCCTTTTTTCTTTTGCTAGTTTTTCGCACATTTTAAAAGCCATTGTGTCTTTGCTAGCCTCGACTAAATCATCTTTTTTATCTTCTATAGCGTTTTTAATTTCAACTTGTTTATACTCTACAACGCCAATTTTTTCTTGGTGAGCAAACAAATACTCCCAAACTCTTTTTTCATCACTACTATCAAGCCTAGCAAAAACACCGTTTTTATTTACTATAAATTTATTTCTTAAATTTCCATTTTCATCTACACAAATGACAACACCATCTATATAAGGGCTTCCTTTATGACCACTAAAAAGATCTTCTTCCCTAAAGGCTTCTTTGCAAAATTTCTCAACTTCTTTGATGCTTTTTAAAGCCTTAACTCCTTTTTTTATGGAGTTTAAAATCAAAGCTTTTTTATAAGCATTAATTGCCTTAGTCATAGCAACTTCCATGTTTATATATTGCGTTCTAAAGCTATCCATATAAATGCTAAAATCAATGAGTTTATTAGTATCAACCATCTCTAAAATTTTATGATATTTTATAACCTTAGCTCTTGGCAAATATGATTTATTATCCCCAAATAGCTCTTTTATAAGCTTTCGTCTTTCAAAGCTGATCTCATCATAAATCTCATCTAAACTCATCTTTTATAACTCCTTAAAACCTTAATCAAGGGCTAAAATTAGCCCTTTGTTAAAGCTTTACACTCCTGCAATATCTAAAACTATCATTTTTAAAGCTCCATCTATCCTTTCATCTTCTCTTTCTCTAAATCTTATATAACTTTTTGTTCCTACTATCTCAACAGCTTCATCTATCATCTTCATGGCCTCAATCCACTTTGGATTGCTAATGGGATATTGCTTTAAGCTAAGTACCATTTTTGCATCAACTTTGCCGTTTTTTACATCAAAAGCACGAGTTATAAGAGTACGTATCTCAGCATCAGCATTTTCAGTTTTTTCATCTAAATACTCATCTATTTTTTCCTTTGCAAGGGCTAGTTTATTATCAAAGCTAATTTGCTTAGCTACT